CTTATAAAAAGTTGGAGAAAAGAACGGATAGATCAGTTAAAAACTTTAGATACCAAAGATTGAATATATGCATTTACTTGAGAATTGTATATCGCATAAAAAACAATCCATATCCAATAAATGAGCTGCACTAGCTTTGTAATAAAGGTATCTGTTTTTATACCTAGATACGTAATTATATATTTAGGAAGAAGAATGATACTCCGCAAAGGCAAGGATAACGCAATCTCTAGACCGATGTTAAAGCAAATAACAGGTATGGATGACCGTACAAACAGAAATATAATTAAAGACTTAAGGATTGAAGGAATACCAATTATATCAGTATCATCAGAAAAAGGATACTGGCTGCCCGAGGAAAACGCAGAAGTAGAACACTGCATCAAAGAGACAAAACACAGGATAAAAGAGCTGACGCTTACGGTTAAAGGCTTAGAATCATGGTTGAGAGAGCATGAGCTGGAGGATTGATGATGTGGGAATACATAGTAATCGGTCATGCAGCATTAACTATATACCTGGTTATCAACATGTACAACACGCTGTGCATGGGAGTTATTTGCGAACCGGTTGTTTTGCTGGAGGTACACCATGAAAACCATCTATAACCATATGGACCCAGAACACTACGACGAAGAGTGGGAACCGTCAGCAGAGGAGCTGGCAGACCTGCAGGCAGATGCAGAAGAGGAAGAAAGAAAGGAAACAGCAGTGGAGAGATATATCAGATCCACTGAGAAGGTGTTTTAATGGATGAAAAATTACGGGCGGTCGCTGAGTGGTTAGCACCACTAATTATGCGCAGCAAACCTAAAAAATATGTAAGCTACCATTTGCAAATCGGTATCGGAGAATGCAAACAGATTCAATTCAGTATGCATTTGTGGGTTGATGAAAGAATTGGTAGAAGAGATATCCTGAAATCACATTACGTTGATTTTGATTTTCGCGACACAAATATTTCTATTGCCAAAAAAATGGCAGAAATAACAAACATCACGAACGGAGAAATTGATCCGTTTGAGGAGGCAAAGAATGAACGAAATTAAATTATCAAACCCAGACGTTACTTATACACCGTCTGTGGTTACATACGACTTCACGACGATTGACAGAGACATCCAAGAGCTGGAAAAGCGCTATCTTAAATGGGTGCCATCTGAGGATGAAATTGCTGACGGTACTAAAGTTGCAAAGGATATCAACCGTCTGGCCGAGGGTTTAAATGACGAAAAGAAGGAAATGAAAAAGGTCATTAACGCGCAGGGAATCGCGTTTGAAAAAGATACAATGGACCGCTATAAGCGTCTTAAAGCAATTCGCGAAAATATCTTAAACGGATTGGATGTTTTTGAAGAACAGCGCAAGAAAGAGAAGAAAGAAGAGATACGCCAGTATTTCCTGCAAGAGCGTGATATGGAAATACCATTCGAGCGTGTTTGGAAAGAAGACTGGCTGAAAAAGACCTGCTCAAAGAAAAAGTGGCAGTCAGATATCCGAATCGAATTGGACGTAATCACAAAGGATTATGAAATGCTGGACAAAATGAATGCAGAAGACCCAGAACTTTTGAAATCCATTTACCTGCAGTCATGGGACCGCCTGAAAGCAATCGACGAATATAACAGTCAGATGGACATCCGGAAGAAAGCAGAGGAACTGCGCGAGATTAAAACAGCTCAAAAAGCGGTAGATAAATGTGCAAAGGAACCGCAAGAAGATAAAGCAAAGTATTTAGCGCAGGATACTTCAAATGAAAAAACAGTATCAAAAATGGTGATGATATTAGGCAGTGAGTCTGCATGGATGCAAGCAAAGGAATATATGCAAAGCATCGGATTAAAAATTGAGGTTCTGTAAATGGATAAAACAATGAAGGAGCTGAAAGCGGAAGTAACAGATATGGGACTTGATCACTCCATGAACATTTACCAGCGCATGCTTAAAGCGCAGTCGATGGTAGAAACGGTATCAAAGAATTTGCAGGTTGATGCGGGTAAGCAGAAATATAAAGCGGTGTCAGAAAGAGATATCCTTGATGCAGTAAAAAAAGTCGAAGATAAATGCGGCATATATTCATATCCTTTTGAACGAAAGGTGAATGAAAATAAGACAACAATAAATAAAAACGGATTTGAAACACAGTGGATGCGTATACAGACTGTATATAGATTTATCAATATAGATAATCCGGAAGAATTTATTGACGTTACCACCTATGGGGATGGTGTTGACGCAATGGATAAAGCGCCAGGAAAGGCTATGACTTATGCTGATAAATACGCACTTATGAAAGCATACAAAATCAGTACGGGAGACGATCCAGACAAAGAGGCATCTGTAGAGCAAAAGCCGAAGCAACAAAAACCGCCAGAACCAACGACACCAAAAAAGAGTATGGAGCAATTAACCGTTGAGTGGCAGAGCTGCAGAAATAAATTATTTGATTTAGGCGTTGATGTACACTCTGAATCAATCATACAATGGATGGCCGATAAAACCGGATATCCATCCCAAGATATTGACCTTACGGATTCATTAAAAATGGAAAAGATAATATCGGCTTATCGTATATTGATAAGTGGGAAAGAAAAGGCGAATCACAATGGCTAAATCAATCATGCAGGACCAGAAAGAGTGCTATATAACGCACTCTACTCTAAGCTTGCACAAACATCATATATTTTACGGCACAGCGAACCGTAATAAATCTGAAAAGTGGGGTTGCTGGGTATGGCTTACAGCTGAGTATCACAACATGTCTGACCACGGAGTGCATTTTGATAAAGCGCTGGACCTGCAGCTTAAGCAGGAGTGCCAACGGCGCTTCGAGGCACTGTATGGTCATGATGCATTTATGATGGTGTTCCATCGTAATTATTTGGAGTAATTATGGCAAAGCAAAGAATCATAGCTACATTCCAGCGCCGTAGCCTCACAGAGGACGGTGACATGGAGATTACCTTTAAGGTAGACAAACACTCTTACAACTGGATATCAGCTTGTAAAAGCCTTGAAACGCAGCCGTATGCCTTAGAGATATCAAAACCACGTAGCAAAAGGTCAAATGATCAGAATGCGCTGCTGTGGAAAATCATACACGATATAGCAGAGCAAGAGGATGAACACCTAGCAAATGACTGGGATACATACTGCGCTTTGCTGGAGCTGGCAGATGCAAAGCATACCGATATAGTAGCACCAGCGGAAGCAGAAGAGGAGTTTCGTAAGGTGCAGGGGTTGCGTGCGATCAAAGTCTTGCGACCTGCACAGCAGGAAGGCTATTTGATTTACAGATTGTATCCCGGTTCCAGCACATTTGACACGAAAGAAATGACAAAGCTTATCGACGTGGCACTTGATTATGCCGCAAAGATAGGGCTCGACACTGCCTACTATGGCAGTTTATAGGAGGCTGAAATGCAATTAAAAGACGTTTTAGATATGCATGATTATTTAATAGATAGATGTTATTGTCCGGGCGAAATATATGACCAAAGTCCTGCTCATATGGAATAATGTGAACAAGCGACACCCTGATCACAAGCATTACACGACGAAAGAAATTGATTCTAAGTTACGGGAAATTTTAACGGATGAATTAGCCCGAAAAGAGAAGGAGTTTGCGGAATTATAGATTGCAGTAAACTAACGGATTGAGGTGGTAAATTGGCAGAAAGAAGAATGTTTACGTTGCAGATAGTAGACAGCGACGCATTCCAGGACATGCCGTTATCAGCGCAAGCATTGTATTTTCACCTAGGCATGAAAGCGGATGATGATGGATTTCTGGGAAACCCGAAAAGAGTACAAAGGATGATAGGAGCTTCCGAAGACGATATGAAGCTCCTTCTAATGAAGAATTTTATCTATCTTTTTGATACAGGAATATGTGTTATTAAGCACTGGAAAATGCATAATTACATACAGAAAGATAGGTATAAACCAACAGCATACGAGCTCGAAAAATCTATGCTAGAACTTAAGCAAAATAAGGCATATACGATCAAAAATCCATCATGTATACAGAATGGATACATACTGGATACAACTTGTACGCCTAGGTTAGGTAAGGATAGGATAGGTAAGGTTAGTATAGTAGAGGATAGTAAAAGACATTTAAATAATATAAACAACGCGTGCGTATCTCTGTTTCCGGATGTCGAAAAACAGCTTGAAGAAAAAGTGCAGGAGCAAACTGACATATACAACTCATCGCTCATTGATTTGTATGAGCAGGGATTTGGGCGACCATTGTCTCAACGTGAGATACAGACAATCTGCCAGTGGGCAGAGGAACACGAAGACCGGCTGATACGATACGCCTTACGTGAGGCATTAACTTATGACAAACAGAGCATTGATTACGTAGACCGTATCCTGCTGAAATGGAAACAGAGAGGCTTTACAGCCGAGCAGTACGAGGAAGGAGAGAGATAAGTGGTTGATAAAAATACGACAACTTACGATAGCATTCTGGATATCATCATAAGACGACAAAGCGAATTAAATATCAGCAATCGTAAACTTGCAAAAATAGTGGTCGTTGATTATCACGCAATGAACAATTATTTATCGTATAAAGGTAGGATGCCAGTGGATGTGATGTTTGCTACTATGCACACATTAGGCATCAAGATGGATATAAGAGTATGCAGAGAATAAAAAAAGCTCTGAAAAGCAAAGGTATTACATACAGTCAATCGTACGATGGAAGCGAAGTCACCATTGGTGAATATCCAAAATATATCGTCGTCTATATGACGGATAGAGATTATACTCTACCTGATTATCCCCATACAGGATTGTTTTACTGGATAGTATCGTGGAATGACTGGAGGAAAAGTTCAACACCTAAAAGGAATCAGGGAAATACACCGGCGGAAGCAATAAAAATCATAAGGAGATTAAATGGAAAAAGTGATCAATCAAGCAATTACAGAACATTACGCATTATACAATGGAGATTCCTGCGAAGTGATGCAGGGTCTACCGGACGAATCAATGGGCTATTCGATTTTTAGTCCACCTTTTGAGGATCTGTACACTTACAGTGACAGCCCGAGAGATTTAGGCAACTGCCGCAGCACAGAAGAGTTTTACAAACAGTTTGGTTATATCGTAGCTGAACTATTCCGGATAACCAAACCTGGTAGATTGGTCAGCATCCACTGCATGGACCTTCCTACAACAAAGGCAAGTGATGGATTTATTGGTTTACGAGATTTTCCGGGCATATTGAGAGAGTTATTTCAGGATTATGGATTTTACTACCATAGCAAAATCACAATCTGGAAAGATCCGGTGGTTGCTATGCAACGAACGAAAGCGATAGGGTTATTACATAAGCAGATAAAAAAAGACAGTTCGATGTGCCGTCAAGGAATCGCTGATTACATTGTTACGATGAGGAAACCGGGAGAAAATAAAGAACCGATAACGCACACGAATGAATCATTTCCGGTAAGCAAATGGCAGGAATATGCATCGCCGGTATGGATGAACATCCGACAGAGCAATACTCTCAATCGTACATCAGCGCGGGAAGAGCGTGATGAAAAGCATATATGCCCTTTACAGTTGGATGTTATTGAGCGATGTGTTGAGCTGTGGACAAACCCGGGAGATACGGTATTTACTCCATTCTTGGGTATCGGATCAGAAGCATATCAATCCATAAAGATGCACCGTAAGGCTGTAGGGATAGAATTAAAAGAATCTTATTTTGAACAGGCAGTGAAAAATTGTGAACGTGCTGCAAACGCAGAAGAACAGCTGGAGTTTTTATTTGAAGGTGATGAAGAATGACATACGAAGAGTTTTTAAAGACTAAGGAATACACAATAGAACCATCTGGATTCACTGCGGAAAACCTCAATGAAAACCTGTTTGACTATCAGCAAGCAATAACAAAATGGGCACTTAGAATTGGAAAAGCTGCATTATTTGAGGATACCGGGCTAGGCAAGACCATCCAGCAATTATCATGGGCGGATGCGGTCGCAAAACATACAGGAGGTACAGTGTTGATTCTTGCTCCCTTGGCGGTGTCAAAACAGACTGCACAGGAGGCTTCGAAATTTGGAATTACTTGTAATCTGGCAGAAGGTCAGGAAGATATAAAGCCAGGTATAAACATCACAAATTACGAAAAGATACACAAATTCGATACAGACAGCTTTTCAGGCGTTGTCCTAGATGAAAGTTCGATTTTGAAATCGTACGCAGGGAAAACAACAAAAGACCTGCAGGAACGTTTTGCTTATACACCCTACAAATTATGCTGCACAGCAACACCAAGTCCTAATGATTACACAGAGATAGGGACAACGGCTGAGTTTCTCGGCGTCATGCCGCGTGGTGAAATGTTGGCGACATTCTTCATCAATGATTCAATCAAGAAAAAAGGAAAGAATGATCGCATCGGATGGCGATTGAAACGACATGCAGAAAAAGAGTTCTTCCGGTGGATGGCAACATGGAGCATGATGATAAAATCACCGGCAGACCTTGGATATGATGGAGAAAAATTTGTATTGCCGAAACTGCATGTAAAAGCAAATATATTAAAAAATAAGCCAGATGCAGAGAGCTTATTTGTGGAGTACGCAGAAACGCTGCAGGAGCGCAGAGAAGCTCGAAAGCAAAGCCTCGATGAAAGAGTGGCGATGGCGAAGAACATAGCTCAGACAAAAGAGAATTGCTTGATATGGTGCGATTATAACAATGAGAGTACCGCATTACATAAGGCTATACGTGAATCCGTGGAAGTGAAAGGATCTGATACGCCAGAACATAAAGAAAAAGCTATGATGGGATTTGCATCCGGCGAAGTTAAGTATCTTGTAACAAAACCATCTATTTGCGGTTTTGGGATGAACTGGCAGAACTGCCATGACATGATATTCTGTGGACTGTCTGATAGTTACGAACAATTCTACCAGGCGATTCGCAGGTGCTATCGTTTTGGCCAAAAGCATGAAGTAAATGTGCATGTTATTATCTCAGAAAAAGAAATGAACGTATTAAACAATATCAAGCGAAAGCAAGCTGACCATGAACGCATGAGCGCCGAAATGGTAAAGGTCATGAGCGAAAGCGCAAAAGCTGAATTGTTTGGTCAGCAATGTAAAAAGACTGACTATATTCCGGGAATCGCTATGGAGGTACCGAAATGGCTGCCATTTTAAATAAGAGACAGCAGTCAGTAATAGCAGGTCATGCCATAGTAAAAATTGAGGATATACTCAAAAAGTGCGGTCTGGAAAATGTACTTGTCACTGTTAATGATAGAGAGTATGTTGCATTGGATGAATTAAAGAAGGCAATAAGAGCATTGCATGGAGGAGAGTGAAAAACAATGAAACTAACATACGGACAGCTTAGTATGATAATTTTTGATATCGTGTATGACGATGCGGCGGATGAAGTAGAAGACGTCGAATCATTGATGGAATATCTCAACAACAATAAGGACGGTTACGTCGAGGTTGTCAGCTTATGATCAACAGAGTGGTATTAGTCGGCAGGCTTACAAAAGACCCGGTGCTGCGTAAGACTGCAAACGGAGCCAGCGTCACAAGCTTTACATTGGCCTGCACCCGCCGCTTCAAGCAGGATGGTCAGCCGGAAGCCGACTTCATCAACACGGTAGCATGGAGCAAAACAGCGGATATCGTAGCACAGTATACACATAAAGGTTCACTGGTCGGTGTGGAAGGAAGAATCCAGACACGCAGCTTTGATGATAAGGACGGTAAACGTGTTTATGTAACAGAAGTTGTCGCAGACAGTGTACAATTTCTGGAAAGCAAAAGCGCAGCTGCAAGCAATGCGAACAGCAATGCCTATGTACCTGATTATGACCAGGGAAGCAATCATGGCTACCAGAGTGACAACAGCCAG